TTTAGAAATGACAGAAAACGGTTCCATAGATTTATATAGTGTTTGTAATATGTTAATTGGTGATAATCAAGGTTTTGACATGAAACCAATGCCGGCATATATTAATTTTTACGGAACAAATTTTTCGGGGTCCAAACAAAAAATCAAATCATCTAGAGAGGCCGCAAGTTCGGTTTTTGGGACATTTTTAGATGTTGACTATGAAGAATCGTCACCTAAAATTATAATTCAATATATTAACACAACTTCTAAAAATCCGGATTTATCAGATATAAGTCCTGATTATAAATTCAATGATGATAGTCATGATATTGGTAGTAATGTTAATAACCCTATGATTTTAACTAACCCTGAAATTTTCTCAGCTGAAAATATGGCAAGGTCAAATAAAGTCGTCGCTTTTGATATTAGTGTTGGTGATCAAAATCAGGGAATTTTTAAAGGAGTTCAAGTATCTCAAGATACAATTAAGAACACAACTGAAACCTTTAAGATTTATGAAAATATGGGTCGTTCAGCAACAGGTGCCGCGGCTTATCAAATTGATAGTAATCTATATGAGGTATATAGACAAGCATCATATAGTTGTGAAATTACAATGATGGGTTGTGTTATGATTCAACCAACGATGTATTTTTATCTAAAAAATATCCCAATTTTTAAGGGAACATATTGGATAACTGAAGTTAGTCACAATGTTAAGGGTAATAAAATTACCACTAATTTTAAAGGTACTCGTATTCCTAAAGAAGCACTACCAACATTTGAAGATTCGTTCACATCTAGTTATAAATCATTGTTTGATAAAATAACAATGAATGCTTTAACTAAATTTAAACAAGAAACTGCACCAAAACCAACCACCGAACAAACAATAACCACACCTAACGGTACGGGTACAATCGATAATGGAAATACAATACCAAACAATGATGAGAAATTAGAATTGGATAAGGATTTAGATTTATATGGTATTCCATTTAACGGGTATAAAAATATTAAAGGAATACAAAAAGTCACATATAAAGGTGAGAGTTTTTATAAGGCTAAAGCTGTCAGAATGGGAAGTAAGGATAACGTATTACAAGATTCAAATGAAATGCAGATTATTAATAAATTAGTTAATCGACAAGTTCTTGGTAATTACAATTCTATGATTACCTCAATTAATACAGGTAAAATTTTATGGGAAGACATTAAGGATAGTAAAAATCTATTCTACTCAACCAAATTCGATATAACCAATAAAAAATTATCAAATATGAATGTTGCGGACTTTATTGTTAACGCAACAACGGTTTTCTTAAATCCAGAAGGTGATAACGGTAAAGGTATTAGAGTTAAAATAGACCCAACCCCAAATACTGAAATGATAAGTAAAACAAATATAAGTGGTGCGGTTAACATTGGACCCGATTCTGACACATATGGTATTTCATTATCTAATGAATTATTCAAACAATTAGGTATCAATAATGGGTACTTTGTTTATTTTAAATTGGTTTAAATGAATATTAATAAAACTTAGGATATTTATACATATAAAAGAACATTATGGAAAATAATAAAATAAACGACGCAATGGACCAATTTTTAAGTCCTAAACAGACTAAAAGAACGTCAAGTGATGGTATGGAAAGAGAAGAATGTGATTTAATGACGGGAGAATGTTACACAATCAGAGAAAAAGACGGAATTGTTGAAAGAATAAATAAAAAATATGTTACCAACGATGGTAGACAATTATTACAAGATTAATACTATGTTAGAACAAAAACTACAAGAAGAATTAAATCGTTATAAAGCCATTAACAAATATGGTAAAACGATGATAATGGAACAAGACGTTCCACCAGCACCTGAAGCACCTGTTGAAGACCCATTAGCGGCACCTCCAGCAGACGCAGCGGCACCATTAGGTGGAGATGTACCACCAGCACCAGATGCTGGTATGCCACCCGCTGACGGTGGAATGCCACCGGCTCCTGACGCAATGGGTGGTGATTCAACAGAAGAAATTGATATCACAGACTTAGTTGATATGACCAAAAGTATCAAAAAAGATTTAGAGGATAAACAACAAGACCAAGGAAACCTTATTGGTAAGATGGATGATGTTTTTTCTAAATTAGGAGAACTTGAAGTTAAATTGGCTCAAATGGACCAATTGGTTTCAAGAATTGACCAATTAGGATCTAAAATTGATGAAGTAAAACCTAAAACTGAAGTTGAAAAATTGGAAATGCGTTCTTTGGATTCATATCCGTTTAACGAAAAACCACAAGAATTCTTTGCTCACAAACAAGGTGAAATGAGAGCAAGTGGTAAGAACGAATATGTTTTAACTAAAGACGAGGTAAGTAACTATCCAGTTGACCAAATAAGAAAATCATTTAATCCTGAAACAGAAGAAAATGAATTTAAGTTCTAATGTAAATTTCTTTTTAGGGTTACAAATGCAATTAAAAGTTAACCATTGGCAAACCAAAGGGTTTGCTCGTCATAATGCTTTTGGTTCAACATTTGATGAATTACTTGAATTGGTTGATAGATATGTTGAAGAAGCTATGGGTAAGTATGGTCGTTTTATTTTAGACGACGAAACTAAAACCATCGAATTGGTAAACCTATCTGAAATAGATATGAAAGGATTTATAAACACATTAAGAGAAGCATTAGTACAATTTACTTCACAACTTGACGAAACAGACACAAACCTATTAAACATCAGAGATGAGATTTTGGGTTTGATTAATAAACTAGGATATTTATTAACATTAGAATAAAAACAAATATAATATGCAATCAGGTTCAGCAGCAAGAACATCGTCAAATACCGCCACGGGTTCATTAACATACATAGATGGTTTAATAACATCAGCAACAGCACAGGGATTATATCAGATTACAATAGACCCTAGATATATTAACGAACAAATTTTAACCACATTAGATGATTACGGATATAAAGTAAGTACCAAGAATAATTTTGGGGGTACAAACAACGATTACGTTATTAGATGGTAATTTAAGACTTTTTAAAAAAACTTGAACCCGGATTTCGTAATTCGGGTTTTTTTATTTATAATTTACTATAACAGTTTTATAAATAAAAATTCTTAATTATGTCAACATTTGATGCAGTACTAGCACAGTACGAGAAAAACAAGAACGCCACAAGTGGCAATTCAAACAAAATGTCCTCAGAGGACAGAATGAAGCGTTATTTCACTACCGTATTACCTAAGGGTTCTAAGGGAGAAGAAAGACGTATTCGTATTTTACCTACAAAAGATGGTGGTTCACCATTTGTAGAGGTTTACTTCCACGAAGTTCAGGTGGATGGAAAGTGGGTTAAATTATATGACCCTAAACAAGAAGGAAAACGTTCCCCATTAAATGAGGTTCATGACAGTTTAATGCAAACAGGAGTTGAGTCTGACCGTGAATTAGCACGTAACTACCGCTCTCGTAAGTTTTATATTGTTAAGGTTATTGACCGCGACCATGAAAACGACGGGGTTAAGTTTTGGAGATTTAAACATAATCACAAAGGTGATGGTGTTATTGATAAAATCTTCCCAATCTTCCGTAACAAAGGTGACGTTACAAGTCCTGAAAATGGACGTGACTTAATTTTATCTTTAACTTTAACAAAAGCGGGAACAGGTAAAGAATACACAGTTATTAATTCAGTATTAAATGACGATTCAAGTGTATTACATTCTGATAATGACGTTGCTAAAGCGTGGTTAGATGATGAGACAGTTTGGTCTGATGTTTATTCTAAGAAAGGTGAAGATTATCTTGAAATGGTTGCAAATGGAGAAGCTCCACGTTGGGACACAAACCAAAACAAATGGGTTTCAAGTAACAACACAACTGGTGAAGAAACAATCGGAAATGTAAAATCATCTACACCTGTGGTTGACCCACAAGCGGATGAGGATACAGATAGTGAATTACCATTCTAATTAATTTAAGATGTTCCCGACACCAATGTCGGGAACATCATTTTAAAAAACAACAACATGGCAGGTATAAAAAAAACAGACTTCTCCGCAATTAAGAAGAAATTCTCTAAAGAGGCTGAATATAAAGCAGACCGTTTCTTTGATTTGGGTGATGCTTTTTTAGATGCAACGGGTATACCCGGTCCTGCAATGGGACACATCAATATGTTATTAGGACATAGTGATACGGGTAAAACAACGGCACTTGTGAAGTCAGCGGTAGATGCACAAAAGAAAAACATTGTTCCTGTGTTTATTATCACAGAACAAAAATGGAGTTGGGACCAC